CCGCTGGCTGGCTCTGCGTTCAAGAAGGTGTACTACGACCCGAGCAAGGGGCGTCAGGTAGCCATGTTCATCCCGGCTGAAGATATCGTTGTGCCGTACGGCGCGTCGAGCTTGGAGGTCGCCGAGCGTGTCACGCATGTGATGCGTAAGACCAAGAACGAGGTGGTGAAGCTGCAAGCTGCTGGCTTCTACAGCGATGTCAACTTGGGTGACCCCAGCACTGAGCTGGACGACATCGAGAAGCAAAAAGCGGAAGAGCAAGGGTTGACTGCCACGCAGGACAACCGCTATCGCATCCTTGAGATGCACGTCGACCTTGATCTGCCGGGGTTTGAGGACAAAGATAAGAAGGGTGAACCCACCGGGATCGCTCTGCCGTACGTGGTTACCATCGAGAAAGGCACTGGCACTATATTAGCCATCCGCCGTAACTGGTACGAAGACGACGACCTCAAGACCAAGCGTCAGCACTTTGTGCACTATCAGTACATTCCGGGCTTTGGCTTCTATGGCTACGGTCTGATCCACCTGATTGGTGGTTACGCCAAGTCGGCAACCATGCTGATCCGTCAGTTGGTGGACGCTGGCACGCTGGCTAACCTGCCCGGAGGGTTGAAATCGCGCGGCTTGCGTATTAAGGGTGATGACACACCGATCGCACCGGGGGAATTTAGAGACGTAGATGTCCCCTCAGGAAGCATCCGTGACAATATATTACCACTTCCATACAAAGAGCCAAGTCAAGTTCTGTACGCGTTGTTCCAAAACATCGTGCAGGAAGGTCGTCAGTTCGCCTCTAGCGGGGATATGAACGTAAGCGACATGAGCGCGAACGCCCCTGTGGGCACTACTTTGGCTATTCTTGAGCGTATGTTGAAGGTGATGGGTGCTGTGCAGGCGCGCATGCACTACACGATGCGGCAAGAATTTAAGCTGCTCAAAGCCATCATCGCCGACTACACCCCCGATGAGTACGCCTACGAGCCGGAAGAAGGTAGCCGTCTGGCCAAGCGCTCTGACTATGAAGCCGTGGACGTTATCCCGGTTAGCAACCCCAACGCCTCGACGATGGCACAAAAGATTGTGCAGTACCAGTCGGTGCTCCAGTTGGCTCAAAGCGCCCCGGGTTTGTATAACTTGCCGCTGCTCCACCGTCAGATGATTGAGGTGCTTGGCATCAAGAACGCTGACAAGTTGGTGCCGATTGAGGATGATCAGATGCCGACCGATCCGGTGCAGGAGAACCAGAACATTCTGACTGGCAAACCAGCTAAGGCGTTTATTGAGCAGAACCATCAGGCGCACATCGCCGTGCACATGGCCGCAATGCAGGATCCCAAGATTCAGGCAATTGTTGGTCAGAACCCGATGGCTCGACAGATTCAAGCAGCCATGATGGCGCACATCAACGAGCACGTTGCGTTTGAATATCGCAAGCAGCTTGAAACTGAAATGGGTATGGTGCTGCCCGGGGAAGAAGCTAACAAGAATGTTTCTACCGAGCTTGCCAACGAGATCGCGGTCAAAGCCGCTGCCGCTTCGCAACGACTGTTGCAGAGCAACCAACAACAAGCTCAACAGGCGCAGGCACAACAAGCTGCCCAAGACCCTGTGCTCCAGATGCAGCAGCAAGAGTTGCAGCTGAAGATGAAAGAGCTTGAGTTGAAGATACAAAAGCAGCAGATCGACGCCGCTGCCAAAGCCGACCAGATTCGTCTGGAAGAGGCCCGCATTCAGTCCCAGCAAACCATCGCCAAGATGCAGATCGAAGCGCAAACTCGTAACCTTAAGACCAAATTGGCTCAGGAAGAAGAGATTGCGGGCGCGAAACTTGGTGTTGACATTGCCAAAGACAAAGCGAAATCTCAACCACCAAGGCGATAAATGGACGATAAGTTAATCAACTACCTGCTCGTTGAGTTCGACAAGCTCCGGGCAGAGCAATCTGTGTTTCTTAACTCCGGTAGAGCGGCGGACTACGCCGAATACCGGCACCTCTGTGGCGTAATCCGGGGTCTTACGCATGCAGAGTCCATTGTCAAAGACCTTGTGCAACGATTGGAGCAATCTGATGACGACTGAGTTTGACACTGCGGCTGTGGATTTATCCAGTGTTTTGGGGGCGACCCCGGAGCAAAAAGCCAAGCAGTTGCCTGAGCCTAGAACCTACCATCTTCTGTGCGTAGTCCCAGAAGCAATGGAAGAGTACGCCGGTAGCGAAAGCGGCATTATTAAAGCCGGATCCACACTTCATTACGAGGAAGTAACAACCCCCGTTTTGTTTGTGGTGAAAGTTGGCCCTGACGCTTACAAAGATACGACCCGGTTCCCCAGTGGGCCATCGTGCAAGCAAGGCGATTTCATCGTCGTGCGACCAAATTCAGGCACCCGTCTGAAGATTCATGGCCGTGAGTTCCGCATCATCAACGATGATTCGGTTGAGGCGGTCGTGGAAGACCCCCGTGGCATTTCACGTGCGTAAGGAGTAATACATGGCGAAGAAAGAATATGAAGAAGATTACAAATTTCCAGATGAGCAAACCGCCGAGGAATCAGAGACAGAGGCGACTGCTGAAGATAGCTCTGATGGGTTTGAGATCGAGGTAGAAAACGATACCCCAGAGGCGGATCGTGATAAACGCCCGATGCGGAATGCACCTGAAGAGGTGCCCGAAGATGAGTTGTCAACTTATGACGAGAAAGTACAATCTCGTATAAAGAAGTTTACGAAAGGCTATCACGATGAACGTCGTGCTAAAGAAGCCGCGTTTCGTGAGCGTCAGGCTGCTGAAGAACTTGCTCGTCAGTTGTACGAGGAAAACAAGAAACTTCAAGAGCAGTTGGCAACGGGTAGCCAAGCATACATTGAGCAGCACAAAACTGCTGCTGAGAGTGAGCTGGCTATGGCTGAGCGTAAATACAAGGAAGCTTATGAAGCTGGGGATTCTGATGCCATCGTGACGGCACAGCGTGAACTAGCCCGGGCTACCATGAAGATCGAGCGCGCTCAGGAGCTAAAACCCGTTGAGGTACAAGAACGTAAGTTTGAGCTACCTAGTGAACGGCAGCAAGAGCAGGCACAGCCCAATGTAACCCCACGCCTTCAACAGTGGTTAGAAGACAACGGGGATTGGTGGGGCAAAGACGATGAAATGACTGCCGCTGCAATGGGGCTTGACAAGAAATTGCAACGCGAGTATGGTAGCGACTACGTTGGTACGGAAGAGTACTTCCGAACCATAGATGCTACAATGCGTAAGCGATTCCCCGAACATTTCGGGAGCCAAGAGGATGATGCTCCTAAAACAAAAGCATCAGAACCGGCTGAAGAGGAAGAACCTCCGCGCCGTGCACAAAAACCCGCTACGGTAGTAGCTCCGGCTACCCGCAGCACCCCGCCGAAACGCGTTCGGTTGAAGGAGTCTCAAGTGAGCATTGCTAAACGACTTGGGATCCCTTTAGAGCTGTATGCGAAAAAGGTTGCCGAACTTAATGGAGATCAATAATGGCTGAGTCACAAAACCGTTTGAGTCGTGAGTTGGGAAGTCGTAAAACTGCTGAGCGCCCGCAAGCGTGGCGTCCACCGGAGACTTTGCCTACGCCTGACGATCGCCCGGGCTGGAAGCACCGTTGGGTGCGAGTAAGCATCATGGGGCAGGCGGATCCTCAGAACGTATCTTCTAAGTTCCGGGAAGGGTATGAAGCGTGTAAAACCGATGATTACCCAGAGATGATGCACCTCGCTTCTCAAGACGTCCGCTTTAAGGGGAATATTGAGATTGGTGGTTTGTTACTTTGCCGTATTCCGGAAGAATTTCTTGAGCAACGTGCTGCTTATTATGAGAAGCAAAACCGCGCACAAGTGGAGTCGGTAGATAACAACTTCCTACGTGAAAATGATCCTCGGATGCCTCTGTTCTCAGATAAGCAATCGAAGGTCACTTTTGGTTCTGGTTCTTAATTTTGGAGAGTCAATATGGCTTCTACTGCTGCACCATACGGGCTTAAGCCCGTCAAGCGTGTTGACGGTATGGCTTATGCTGGGGCTACCGATGAGCTTCTCATCAACCCCGCTGGCTACGCCGACAACATTTTCAATGGCCAAATCGTTGCCCTAAACGCTGCTGGCTACATCGAGCTCGTATCTGAAGTGGGTTCTGACGGCGACGCTTTCCCCGCTGGCACCATTGGTGTTTTCGTGGGTTGCGAATACGTCAACACCGAAGGTCAGGTAATCTTCAGCCAATACTATCCCGCCGCTACTACCGGTGTGGTGAAGGCTAAAGTTGTGACCGACCCCCGTGTTGTGTTCCAAGCCCAAGCCGATGGTTCTGTTACTCAAGCTTCGCTTGGTGCCAACGTGTACCTTGCCGAAAGCCAGATCGACGGAAGCGGCGACAGCGTGGGTAACACCCGCACCGGTAACTCGACCATCGCGTTGGATCAATCGACGATTGCCGCTACCTCTGGGTTTGCGTTCCGTATCGTTGGTTTTGCTTCCGAGGTTGGTGACGCTGCTACCGATTTGTACGTCATCTTTAACCCGGGCTCGCATTCGTACACGAATGCAACTGGCATTTAAGGAGTAATTAATAATGGCTATTTCACGCAGTCAATTACTGAAAGAGCTGCTCCCGGGCTTGAACGCGTTGTTCGGTCTGGAGTACCAGAAGTACGGCGAAGAGCACAAAGAGATCTACGAAAGTGAGACCTCGGAGCGCTCGTTTGAAGAGGAAACCAAGCTGTCTGGCTTCGGTGCTGCTCCGGTGAAAGCCGAAGGCGCGTCGATTGCTTATGACAACGCTCAAGAAGCTTGGTCGACTCGTTACACCCACGAAACCATTGCTATGGGCTTCTCGATCACCGAAGAGGCGGTTGAGGATAACCTGTACGACAGCTTGTCTGCTCGTTACACCAAAGCTCTGGCTCGTGCTATGGCTTACACCAAGCAGGTTAAAGCTGCTGCGGTTCTGAACAACGGCTTCTCCGGTTCTTACACCGGTGGCGACGGCGTTGCTCTGTTCAGCACGGCTCACCCCCTGACTGGTGGTGGTACCAACAGCAACACCCCGGCTGCTCAAGTCGACCTGAACGAAACCTCTCTTGAGGCTGCAATCATTCAGATCGCTGCTTGGACGGACGAGCGTGGTCTGTTGATCGCTGCTAAGCCCCGTAAGCTGGTTGTGCCCCCGGCGCTGATGTTCGTTGCCAAGCGTATCCTTGACACCGACCTCCGCGTTGCTACGGCTGATAACGACCTGAACGCCATCAAGGCTATGGGCGCTATCCCCGAGGGCTACACCGTCAACCACTTCTTGACCGACACGAATGCTTGGTTCATCAAGACCGACGTTCCCAACGGCATGAAGCACTTTACTCGTAGCGCTATGGCTACGAGCATGGACGGTGACTTCGATACCGGCAACGTGCGCTACAAGGCCCGTGAGCGTTACAGCTTCGGCTGGAGCGACCCGCTGGGTATGTGGGGTACTTCAGGCTCGACCTGATCGTAGGGCTTCGGCCTTACACCTTAAGGGGAGCTTCGGCTCCCCTTTTTCTTTAGCTTCTTTTTACGCCTGTTTTCTTCACGTAAGTTATGGTGGTGGATGCGGTGGCAGTTAGCGCACAGTGGCACGCACTTGGCTATCTCGGCAAATAACAGTTCTTCAGCCCGACGCCGTACAAGTACGTGGATAAGATGTTCTTTGGTACCCGGCGGATGGTGAAAATCTATGGCTGCGGGATGAGAAAAGCCACAACTAGCGCATTTGATACTGGCTTTATATTCTGCCCAGCGTTTACTAAACGTACGTCTTTGCTCCCGCTGCTTGGCGGCTAGCGCTTTTTTGTTGTTTTGGTAGTGTTTAGCTGAAGCTTTTTTTAATACTTCTTTTCGTTTCTTCGGATCTTTATAAGGCATTATTCACTTTACACCTCCAGTAAAGGCAGGTATCACCAGCCCAAGGTACTGTAGGTTCGTATAATTTAAAACCACAATTTATAAGACTGTTAGAACTCGCTGGGTTGCTAAAAGTTTCAGTAACAGCCCAGTTCATACCCATCATCCGTGCCCGTTTGAGCCGCGCATATATTAACTTCTTTTGCAGTCCGTTGCCCCTGTGTTCTTCTTTAACCCCAGAACGGCAGAAGTACACGCAATCTGTCCAACGGGACGACATAACCATCCCGGCAAACCCGACCGGCCCAGCCCTGCGCTCAAACGCAACAAACCACCAACCCTCGTGCGGAGGGAAGATTTCATCGTACGGGAGGCACTGTAGCTGTAGCCCACAGATAATATTACGCCAGTTAATACTTGACGTATCCACACAACGGACTTTGTAGTCCACTTTTTTCTCCCATAAAGGTATTGACACGTAGTTTAGATGGTGTATATTACGTACGCAAGTCCGGGGTCACCCGGTATTACTGACAGTCCCGGCTGACGACATGCAGACAGTAGTACCCACGTTTTAACTCGCATGTGAGGATTGAAAATGGCTAATACCACTTTTACCGGCCCAGTCATCTCGAACAACGGCTTTGAGGGCAGTGTTGACTTGGGCACTTCTGGTACCTTGACGACCGCTACGCCTACGGCTGCTTCTACGCCTGCTAGCTTTTCGGCTGATAACTACATCGCCATCGTCGGTCAAGACGGCACCACGTACTACATCCCTGTCGCCAACGCAGTCTGGTAATTTGTCTCCCGCGAGGGTTTTTAACTCAAGGAGCAAATTATGAGTTTCGCAAGTGACATTCAGACCAAAACTCTGACTGCCACGGGGACGGCGGTAAATGGACGGTCACGTCTTGCTGGTGTTTATTACATCCAAGCTACGACCACTCCTGCTACTTTGACTTTCCGTGACGGTGGAGCAAGCGGTACGGTTGTTTTGACGTTGCCTACACCCGGCGTGGTTGGTGCTAACGACTTAATGATCCCCGACAACGGCATTCTGTGCTCAACTGACATTCACGTTACTATTAGTAGTAACACAGATGTTACTAGCTGCATGGTGATGTTTG